AAAAATAGTTTGCTTGCCCCCGCTGCGGCAGAGGGTGTTGCGTAGAAATAGGTTGGCAAGGTGCCGAGCAAATGGCCGGAAGCGTCCGCCTGAATGATGACCTGGTGCTCTTTAGCGCCGATTGTCTCGGTGGCAACAGTCGCCCCGACACCGGGCGTGACCAGGATGCTATCGCCGGCGAGGCTCATATACCTGCAGCCGCAAGCCCGACGTGCTCGGGTTCGGCTTCAATCACGTAGTGGTTGCGCTCGCACACGTTGCAGTGCTCCACCCACCGTGTCGTGTCGGAGAAGCTGCGGTACTGCGTCGTGAGGTTCTCGGCCTCGCGGCAGCACTTGACGGGCCGCACCGCGCGGTACGTGGTTTGTTGTTCGGGCGTCATGCGATGGTTTGGATCGTGCCAGGGTTGGTGTTGTTGAAGGCCACAGTGAACGTCTCGCCTGCGTTGAGAGTGAGCGACGCACCGTAATCCCAAAACTGGATGAGCGGGTCTGCGGGCGTGACCGGTGTGTCGTTGTAGAGCGTGACATACCTGAAGTTCGCCATCGCGCCACCGGACGCCGTGAACACCACCTGGTTGCCGGCGAGCGTGAAGGTGCCCGCTGCCTGTGCCGCCGTGGTGACTGTGACCGCTGTGCCGCCCGCCGTGTAGCCGTTGCCGGCTGCGATCTCGGTTAGGTTCGCCTTGACCGTGTTCGTGTTCACAGGCGCTAGCAACGTCAGCATGATCTTCAGCGCGCCCGTGGCGAGGTTGTGCACCCCTTTCGCCAGGTCTTCGACGTACTGCTGGAATTTGACGCCAGCGGCCACGTTACGCTTCCAGCTTCACGCGCAGCTTCGCGATGCTGCCTTCGATCTGCGACAGCGCTTTTTGCTTGGCCGCGATCTCTTCGTCAAGGGCGCGCGCCTGGGCGCGCTTCTCGTCAAGCAATGCCTGCGCTTCAGCGGCAACGTGATGGGCCGCAGCGCGAAGCTCTGACGCTTTGGCGTCCGCCTTGGCCAGTACGTCCTTGGCTTCAGACTTCGCAGCAGCGACCACACGCTCGGCCTCGTTAGCCGCGCCCTCGGCGATCTTGTTCGCCTCGTCGCTGGCTTTCCTGACTTTGGATTTCATCGCGATCAGGTCTACCGCTGCAGCGTCGGCTTCCTTGCGCGCGCCGTCGAGGCGTACCTTCGCCTCGCTCACGGCCTGGTCCAACGGGCCGATGGTGTCGAGTACCGCAACCACTTCCTGCAGCGCTGCGGCCTGCGCGGCCATCGTGCGAACGAGGCCCACTGCTTTGATGATGTTGCTCATGTCGTTACCTCTTCGCGAAAAGGATGATGGTCAAGCTCGTGGTGCCGTCACCACCGATGACACGCGGCCTGACTACGCGCGTCATTTCGAGCACGGCCTTGAGGCCCGCTGCGGTGAAGGTGAGGCCGTTGCCTTGCGGGTCGGACAGCGTGGCGTAGGTTGCGGGCGTGCCGTCCTGGTTCGATCCCTCGAACACGACGCTTGCGCCGCCGAAGGTGCCGAACACCTGCACGCTGCGGTCGGCGTAGCCGGGCAGCAGGAAGGCGTCACCACTCTCGCCGGCGGCAAGCACCCACTGGATGAGGTTCGACTCGTGGTTGTTGAAGGACTCGCCGCCGGTTTTTGTAAATGCTGTGGTCATGGTTGTCGCACTCCTATGCCTGAGTAGCCGCTAAAAAGGTTCATCATGTCTTGCACTTTGGTGGGGTCTGATTGGCTCAAGTCCTTGGCCGTGGCCGCTGCGGCCGGTGCTGCTGCGGCGACCTGCTGCTTGGCCTGGGCCTGCGCGCGTTCCTGACGGATGATCGCCACCTGGTCGTTGCCGACGATCATGTCGGGGTCTGCGGCCAGGTAGTCGGCGTAGCGGTCGATCACGGTGTCCGTGTTCAGCTTGTCCATCGCGCTCGGCGGCATGCCGGCGTTGGCCTGGAACGTGGCAATCGTGCCGATGGTCTGCACCAAACGGTCCACGCTCGACACGCCCACGGCGCGCTGTGCCTGCGCCAACATCGACACGAACTCGACATTCAACTCCATGCCGTTCAGTTCCTCGGGCGGTGGGGGCACGATGCGGGCCTGGATCATGCGGTCGAACACGATGTCGATGTACGGCTTCAGCAACTCGTTGTGCAAGCGCTCAAGCACAGGCCCGAGCATCAAGAGCTTCTCTTCGTGCCGCTCGGCGACCTCGCGCGCTGTGGTGCCGCTGCGGTCGTCCTGGGCCAGCATCAGGAACAGATCGACGTACATGGTCTGGTTGATCCGGTGCTGCATGGCCTCGATGTCGGCACGCTGCGCGTTGATGTCGAGGTCCACGTCGAACATGGTCCTGATCGTGTTCTCTTTGCTGGTCGAGTCGAAGAACGCGGTGCCGCCGGGGAGTGTGGACAGCGGCATGTTCTTCAGCGAGCTCGGCAACTGCAGCGGTGGCTTCACCTTGTAGTCGATGGCCAGGCTCTTGCGACTCTCACCGTGCTGCAGTTGCTTGACGGTGCCCAATGCCTCCATGCCTGGCGAGTTGCCGTACACGTCGCCGCCGCTGGTGTGCCAACGCGGGCAGAGTGCCGGGAAGCGCGGGAAGCCTGACTCTTTCAGGAACTTCTGCTCGGTGCTCGCGGCTTCCAGGTAGCAGGACGCGAAGCGCATGTCTTTGGCGAGCTTCGACGTGGTGTTGCGGTCTTCGCGCGGCTCGATCACATGGATCACGTTCACCCAGGCGTCGAGGCTGCGCCCACCATCCCAAAGATTCTTGACGGTGGCGGATACGCGGCTCCAATCCATCGAGCCTGACTTCCGGTTCGACGGCCGCACGAACTCGCTGACGATACTCGATACCGTCATGTCGAACTCACGGTAGAGCGTGTCCACCTCGCCGCGATAGTTGGTGGCGACAGCGTACTCGCCGCACGTGCTCACGTAGTGGCGGATCACGTCTTGAAAGTCGTCGAGCACGATGTCAGCACCCGTGCCGTACACACCCAACTCCTCATAGAGCGAGTGCAGTGCGCGGTAGGTGTTCGAGCGGGCGAAGATGTCCCGCATCAGTTCGGTGGTTTCGTTCAGCCAGGTCTTAACCGGTTGGTGCGCCATCAGCTTGCGATCCGGTGTGGCCAGGCGAAACCAGGGCCGCGCCGGGCTGGTCATGCCGGCCATCAGGCCAGCGGACAGCACGCGCACGCCGCGTGTGGCTGTCTCGTTGATGATCTTGCCGTAGCGCTTGTCGCCCTTGTTGCGGTCCGTGTGCAGGAAGCGACCGGTGCGCGGCATGAAGAACTGCGACAGATCACGGAACTGCGAGTCCCACGACGTGCGCTCGGTCCACAATGCCTGCTTGCGGATGCGGTACTGCTGATGCAGGGAGAGTTCCATTATTGCCCGAGTAAGGTGGCTTTGCCGAGATTCAGCATGTCAGGGCTGACGCCGCTCGGCCCGGTGAGCAGCGTGGCGCCGCCACCTGCGCCAGGAACACTACCGGCGCCCTCGGCCGCGATGTTCTTTTTCCGCAGCGCGGCCGGGTCGGGTGTCTTCGCGGCCTGCGGTGCGGGCGGCGCTACCGGCGCAGGTGGCGCTGCCGGTATGTCAGGTTTCTTAGGTGCGAGTATCTTCGTCGCGGCCAACCCTGCGGCTGCGCCGACGGCGATGGTGGTTGCGCTGATTGCTCCGCTCATCTCATTCTCCTGTGATCGTGACGTGGTTCTCGCCGTGGCGTGACAGCAGCATCGCGGCCTGGTCGGTGAACTCTTCCTCGGCCACGTGTACATCACGGGCCTGGGTAGCGAAGAGCATGGTGAGGTGCGTGTCGGCGAAGGCCACGAAAGCCTGCTTGCGGTGTGCGCTCGCGTGCAGCACGTGGTGGCCGGTGAGACGCACGCTGCGGTCGCCCAGGCTCACCTCGGCGTCGCCGTCGAGGATCAGGATCGTGGGTATCTTGACGTGCGCACCGGTGAGTACCGTGCCGGCTTCGATGGTGATCGTGCGTGCGTACATGCCGGCGTGGATCAGGTGGTGTGTGAACACCGGCACCTGGTCGCGCTTCAGGTTCTCCTGCTCGAACGCAAACAGGCGCCCCATCACCTCGGGCGTCATGCTTGGCAGTGCTGAGACTTTGGCGGGCAGCATCAGAGCGCCGTCACGAAGGTTTGCCCGCTGTTCCGGTAGCGCTTCTGCCTGGTGAGCAGATCGGCGAACGCGCCACCTACGGGCGCACTAAACAGCAATGCTTTGGCGCCCAGGTCGCGGGCCAGGTTCTCGACGAAGGACTGCAGGCGCAGACCAATGCCACGGTTGCGCTCGGCCTGGGGCACGAAAAACGACTCAACGGTTGCGCACACCACGCCGTAGTGCGGCAGCACGACCACGATGGGTAGGGCCAGGGCAGCGATGCGGCCATCCGCGTCGAAGGCGCCGACGGGATGAAACACGCCCGCAGCTTCGAGCTTGCGGTACGTGTCCACCTGCGCGTGCGCCGGCCCGATCTCAGGGATAGCGCACTCTGCGGCGTACTCAGCCAGGACTTCGGCCAGGTTGGGCGCGGCTTCAAGCTCGGCGATAGTGCAGCGTCGAATCTGGACCACGCGATGCTCCTAATTTAAAAGGTTTGCGTGAGGATCATACGCACGAAAATCTTCAGCAACCGCACCCCCCTCGGTGCCAGGCACCACGATGCCTCTGTATTTCGGGGCCACGGGGTGAGCAAAGGTGAGCGCCAAAGCGTCGCCGTAGTCAGGGCTGCGTTGGATGCGTTTCTTGATCTCGTCCTTGGATTCGAGCACGTAGCGGTTCATCGCGTCGTAGTGGTAGGTCGGTGCGCCCAGGTCTTGTTTCAGCATGACCTCGTTGGGGATTGCGCCACCTGCGCGAAGCCAATCACGCATGCCGAACCACATCTCGGCGCGGCGGTTGACGAAGCGCGCATCGCTGGCCTTGCCGCCGAAGTTGACCTCGATCACTTCGAGGTTCAGTTGCCGCAGCCGGTCGATCACACCCGAGCCGTTGCCGGCGTCAATGAACACCGCATCAGGGTGCCAACTCTCGATCTTCGCTGCGACCTTCGCCGCCAGTTGCATGTTGTCGATGCCTGGGAACATGAGCGGTGGAAAGGCTTGCAACCCCTGGCGCGGGAAGATCACGCTCTTGTCGTCGCCGAAGCGGGCAGGATCGACGCCCAGGATGCGCGGCGCGTACATGATGTCGCGGGCGACGTAGTTCTGCGCCGCCGCGATCTCAGCGTCGGCCAGGCTGATGAGTTGGTCTTCACCTGATGCGGTGAAGTCGCACAGATACTCGCGCGCGAACGAGATGTCGTTCATGTCCCGCTTCAACCGCTCCACCTCATCAGGGTCGAGGGCGTCGGTGTCGTAGACCGTGAACAGGTCGGCATGCCACTCCGGTGTGGCCTGCGCTTTATAGTAAAGCTCCGAGAACAGGTTGACGCCCTGCGGCGTGCCGATGAACAGCGCCCACCCCTTACGGTCGGAGAGCGCCGGCTGCAGTATGTCGTCCCACACTTCGGGCTTGATCTGCGCCACCTCGTCGATCACCGCGCCGTCAAGCCGCACACCACGCATGCCGTCAGGGTTGTCGGCGCCGTACACGCGCACCGCAGCCCCGTTGTGCTTGAACGTGATCGAGAGTTCTGACTCGTTGATCTCACAGGCGCCGTGGTATGCCAGGTCAGCGACGCGGGACTTCAAGCGCGCCCATGCGATCAGCTTGGCCTGCTTCAGGTACGGCGCAACGTAGAAGAACAGGCCGAGTTGTTTGTCGAACTTCAACGCCGCGTGGAGGAGTTGCATGATCGCCAACTCGGTCTTGCCTGCACGTCGGTGCAGCGCGAGCACGGTGAAGCGTTTGCGTTCGAGATGACAACGCCGCTGCCATTCGCGCGGCCTGTAGTTCAGGTCGATGGTGCTCACACCAGGTCGGCGCCTGGTTGCTTCTCAGGGACGCCCGACACCACGATCAACGTGCCCTTCACGTCGGCACTGATCTCGGTGGGGATCAGCTTCGAGGCGAGCTTGTAGAACTCTGTGGTGTTCGACTTAGCCCATTCTTCGAGCTTGGCATTGTCGTCGTCCTGCAGCAGCACGAAAGCGCGTTCAAAAGCCTCACGAACGGTGCGTGTGACCTTGTTGGGGATACCGGGTGGGCGACCCTGGCCTGATGTGCTTGAGCGTGCCATGCGCCGCATTTAACCGCACTTTCTGGCGTAGCTACCGCACCCTCTCCACCCGACGCGTCCGGTAGTTGCAGATGTCGCGCACCGTGCGGATCGGCACGTCGAACTTCTCGGCCAGCTTTTTGTAGCCCATCGGCACCAGTTGGTCCTCATGCAGCCGGCGCATGAGATCGACCTCGTGGTCCGACAGGCGCGCCCGTGGGTGGTTTTCGCCCGGTATGCAGGCTCCTGGATTCTTTGCAAGA